CCGACGATCGTCGTGCAGCTCCTCGCAGCGCCGCCCGATGCAGATCCGTTTGGCGAAGCGACGCTACGCGCCGTTAATCCGGCGCTCGGTGTATATCTGAACGAAGACGACTTGCTCGCCGATCTGCGCAAGGCGCAATGGCTGCCTGCCTTCGAAGCGCGCTATCGCAATCGCAGGCTCAACCAGCGCGTCGACGCCAACCAAGACAATCGTATCGTGCCGGCGAGCGTATGGGATGCTTGCAGCGGCGCCGTAGATCGCGCCGCGCTTGCGGGGCGTCGTTGCTACGGCGGGCTCGATCTCTCCGGGAAGCACGATCTCACCGCGCTGGTGCTGGTGTTTCCGGATGAAGGCGGCGGCTTCGACGTGTTGCCCATGTTCTGGACGCCCGCCGGGCAGCTCGCTACGCGCAAGGCATCCGAAGCGAAGCGTTTCAAAGAGTGGATCGGCGCCGGCCATCTCATCTCTGTGCCCGGGCCCACGATTCGCAGCGGTTACGTCGCCGAAGCGCTCGCGGCGCTGGCGAGTGAGTTCGACGTTCAGGGCGTCGCTTATGACCGGTGGCGCATTGATGACTTGAAGGGCGACCTGGCCGATATCGGCGTCACGGTCGAACTGCAGCCGCGCGGCCAAGGCTTCAAAGACATGGGCCCGGATATCGAGACGCTCGCCGAGTATGCGATGACAGAGAAGCTGCGCCACGGCGGCCACCCCGTGCTGCGCGCGGCCATGTCGGGCGCCATCACTGTCAGCGATCCCGCCGGCAATCTCAAAGTCGATAAAGACCGCAGCGCTGGGCGCGCATCGGTGCGCGTCGATGGCGCGGTGGCGCTTGCAATGGCGCTTGGCTTGGCGAATCGCACGCCGCCGAAGAAGCAGTCAGTGTACGCCTCGCGCGGCGTGTTGGCGGTCGATCTCAACGCCGCGTGACGAGCGCGCTACGGAGTGAGGCGCGTTGCAACAGATTGGATATCTTACGAAGTAGCGCGGATTCAGGGACAATTAAGGCTCACGATCACGGGGCTTAATCTCAAAATGAAACTGCACGAACTGCTCGAAAAGCGTAACGCGGCCGTCACCGAAATGCGCTCGATCGCCGACAAGGCGGAAGCCGAAAAGCGCGACTACACTGATGCCGAAGAGACCCGACATGCCGCATTGAAAGCCGAGGTGGCCGATCTCGATAAGAAAATTGAGCGCGCGCGTGACGTGGAGAACGCTGAGCGTTCAGCGCCCGCGATCATCAAGGGCAACGGCAAAGACGGCGCCTACGAAGAGCGCGCCCGCGATTTCTCGATCACGAAGGCAATCGCCGCGCACATGGCGGACTCTGGCGTGGACGCGGGCTTTGAGCGCGAAATTTCCCAAAAAGTTGCGCGCCGCTCGGGCCGAAGCTTCCAAGGCATCGCCGTTCCGGACGAGGTGTTTCTTGTGGAACGACGCACGCTCACTGTTGGCTCTTCTGCAGCCGATCTCGTGCCGAACGTTCACCGCGCCGATCTCTTCATCGATCGCTTGCGCGCCTCTCTCATCACGGGCCGCTTGGGTGCAACCGTGCTCGACGGCCTTGTCGGCACTGTCGATATTCCGAAGCAGACGGGCAGCTCGACCGCGCAATGGGTGGCTGAGGACGGCTCGCTCACTGAAACCGACGCCAGCTTCTCCGACGTGAACCTCACGCCGAAGACGGTCGGCGCCATGACGAGCTTTTCGCGCCGTACTCTCATCAACGCCGCGCCGTCGGTTGAACAACTTGTGCGCGCCGACTTGGCGGCCGTGATCGCTGGCGCGATCGATGGCAAGGCCATGCTTGGCGACGGCACAAGCAACACGCCGACTGGCATTGTCGCCGCTGGCGCGACAGAATTGAGCTTCGCATCCGGCCCGACCTGGGCGCAGGTGCTCGCGTTCCAAGCTGCAATCGAAGGCGCGAACGCCGATCTTGATGCGCTCGGCTGGGCCATGAGCCCGAAGGGCGCTTCGATCTTCCGGGGCGCGCTCCGAGTATCCGGCGATGCAGGCGCGGGCTTCCTCATGGAAGGCCCGGCCGCAATGGCCGGTTACGCTGCCGCTACCACGACCGCGATCCCGACCGCGAGTGCGACGCCGGACACCTCGACCGTGATTTTCGGCGCGTAGTCGCAACTGCTGATCGGCTATTGGTCGGGTACCGACATTCTTGTGAACCCCTACGAAACGACGGCGTACGCCAAAGGCCGCGTCATGGTTCGCGCCATGCGTGATGTTGATGTGGCAGTGCGCCACGCCGCCGCCTTCGCCTTCGCTGACGATCTGCCGGTCGAGTAAGCGTGATGGAGCGCCGGGCTTCAATCGAGCTGCGCGCGAAGGGGCGTCGCTTGGAGGGCTACGCGGCCCTCTTCGACACCGCGGCGCGCATCGCGGACTTCGAAGAAATAATCAGGCCCGGCGCATTCGCGGAATCGCTGCGCGCAAACGGCGATATTCTGGCGCTCGCTGATCACGATCCGCGGAGCGTGCTCGCGCGCACGAAGAGCGGGACGCTGCGTTTGTCGGAAGATAGCCGCGGCCTCGCCTTCGATCTCGATGTGCCGGACACCACAACGGGCCGCGACATGCTCGCGCTCGCAGAACGCGGCGACATCGGCGGCGCCTCCTTTGGCTTCACCGTTCCCAAGGAGGCGAGAGCTGGAGCGGGTCGAAGCGCGAGCTGCGCGCCGTCAACCTGATTGAGATTTCCGTCGTGAGTTCCGTTCCAGCTTACGGCGGAACCACCGTGCAGGCGCGCGCTCGAATGATTGCGTTGCCCCCGCGCCTGGCGCGCGCCCGCCGGTGGCTTGACACCCTATGAGCATTTGGACCCGCTTCTTCGGCACACGCGCTGAGCGCCGCTCCAAAGCGACGAGTTGGGACTTGCTCGCGCAACTAGGTTTGCCGACGCTCACAAGCGGGCTTGTGTCGCCGGCGCAAGTCGAAGGCAACGCCGCCGCATTCAACGCGGTGCAGCTCATTAGCGAAGCAGTCGGATCGTTACCGCTCAACGTTTACACGCGCGCACAACACGGCGCCCGTGCAGCGGCGGCGACTCATCCGGTGGCGCGGCTCTTCGCCGAAGCGCCGAATGAGCTTCAATCGCCCGCCGAGTTCGTGACGATGATGCAGGCGAACTGCCTGCATCATGGCTACGCGGTCGCCGAAATTGAACGCGACGGCCGAGGCGCGCCAGCGGCGCTATGGCCGATCCATCCTGGCCAAGTGTCGCTGGCGCGCATCCCTGGCACACGCCGGATCGTCTATCAGGTGAGTGACGAGGTAGGCTCGCGCCGACTCCTGCCGCAAGACGCGCTCGTTATCCGCGATCGATGGGACGATCCGTTTACGCCGCGCTCACGCCTCGATCGATGCCGTGAGGCATTGGCTGGCGCCATCGCCACCGAACGCTTCGCCGCGTCGCTCTGGCGCAATGGCGCGAAGCTGAGCGGCTTTGTGCAACACCCCGAAGCCATCGGCCCGGAAGCGGCGAAGACGCTGCGCGAAAGCCTGCAAGCCCTCTATGGCGGCGCAGACAATGCTGGCCGCATCGGCGTGCTCGAAGAGGGCATGACCTGGAATCAGGCGAGCGCCACGCCGCACGATGCCGAACTTTCTCAGGCTCGCGGCCTTGCCGTGCTCGAAGTCGCGCGCATCTTCAACATTCCGCCGCCGATGTTGGCGGACCTCACGAACGCGAATTACTCCAACGTCGTTGAGATGCGTCGGCAGTTTGCTGCTGGCACGATCCAGCCGTGGCTTGTGCGCTGGGAGCAAGCGATAGCGCGAGATCTCTTCTCCACCGACGGCCGCCGCGCGCACGAAGTCGAATTCGACATGGATCTTCTGGTGTGCGCCGATTATTTGCAGCGGCTGCAAGGCTATCGCATCGGCCGCGAGGTCGGACTCTATAGCGCCAACGATTTGCGCCGCTTCGAGCATTTGAACCCGCGTTCGGATGGCGAAGCTGAAACCTTCCTGTCACCGCTGAACATGCAGCGCGAACAGGCCGGCGCGCCTAAGAATGACGACGCTCAATAATCGAGGTCCTGCGGGGTTCTTCAGCACCTGGCCGGCCATGTCTCCTCGGCCGGAAGCTGAGACGCGCACGGACGAGATTCGCAAGAACATCATCGCGGTCTCGCGCCGCGCTGCATCGTTCGCAGCTTGAGTCGCTCGCCGCAATCGCGGTTGCCCTCATGGGGATGATGGGTAGCCCGTGGAATGGCGAGGGGCCGTTGCGCGCCGGCTTTCGCGCTCGGTTGTGCCTCTCGGGTTGGCAGTGGGCCGACGCCGACAGCGCGGCCGATGCGGTTGTACAGCACGCGCTGCGCCAACTGGGCTGCGCTGAGCGACCAACCTGGGAAATGGGTCAGCCCGACTTCGCGCAGCCGGCCTCCGTGGAGCGCGAGCGCTGCGTTTATTGCGCCGCCAAAATTCCCGACAACCGTACCGGCGGCACAAGGGGACGGTGGGTGGTCAAGTATTGCTCCGAGCAATGCGCACAGGCGGCTTACGCACATCGAGCGCGCGCGCACCTTGAGGTGCTCACACGCGCGGAATATTTGGCGCGCTGCGCGACACGCAGGGCCGTCACGCTCTCGTCCGAAATAGACTGCCCACAGTGCGCGCGGCCGTTTCGGGCCGGCTATAATGTCATGCGGCGGAAATTCTGCTCGAAGCGATGCGCCGATCTCGGCAAGTTGAAACGCCGAAGCACCCTGCCGGAGCGAGCGTGCGTTTCATGCGGCGAGACCTTTTCGCCCAAAAGCCGCAACGCGAAGTATTGCTCTTCGGTTTGCTACATGGACCTGCGCGCCCGCGCCGCCAACGAATGGCGCGGCGTCGATCGGCAGTGCGAGGTGTGCTCGACGATCTTCCGTGTGCACTCAGCCGCCAAACCTCAGCGGACGTGCTCGCGGCGTTGCGGCTGGATGCTTCGGAGACGCGAGGCGGGCTCAAATGCCGCAGACGATGCGGGACAGTCTGAAGACCCTGCCGAAAGGCGCTGCGCGGCGTGACCCCAATGTGACCCGGAGCGGCTCGGCCCGAGTGCTGCGTATCGCTAAGTTATTGATTTTGTGGTCGGAGCGGCGGGATTCGAACCCACGACCCCTAGTCCCCCAGCCATTTTCAGCGGACCCACGCGCGACACGTTCTTCTCACTCGTGGCGACGTAACTACCGGAATTGACAACGATAAAGCTTCAGGCGTGTTGTCAGGAATTATCTCGCTACCGATGCAAACCGATCGCATCCGACGGCAAACTGGGGCACTGGTGGGGCACGGAGAGGGCTGTTAGCGTGCGCCAAGTGTCGATCAGCGACACGCCTTGAGGCGCCGATGGCGGATGTAATTGAAGCCGATTTTCGCAAGGCTACGCCGCGCAAGAGTCGCGGGGGGCGGGGGGGGGCGGGAAAACCCCCCCCCCGGGCCCACACACACGAAATTTTAAA